TAATGAATTCCGGCAACAGTGACTTCATTACTTTCGTTGACATGGTTGGGCATCATTTTGATACCATTTACATGTATGTCAACAGTTTGACTAAAATACACGAACGTGATGAGCATCCGCAGCGTGGCACTCCGAATCAGTTGTTATGGAGCATTGCTAAAAGTTTTGGATGGCAATTGCAGAATACCCGGCAACTGGCAGACTTGTGGAAGTATAAACAAGGCACTACTCAACAAGGCACTTTTGCATACACGGGTTCAATGTTTAGCTTGTCTTCTGAAAATCAGACAAGTCAGATATGGAAGAGAACTGTAAATAATCTTCCGTATATACTAAAAACAAAAGGTACACCGAGGTCTGTGAAGGCGTTGATGTCTATATACGGTATTCCGCAGACATTAATATCCATAAAGGAGTACGGAGGCCCATCTCCGGCACTGAATATTCCTACGTTAGTCGAAGACAGGTTTATATATAAACTTAGAGTTACGGGAAGTCAGTATGTAGAAATGCCTCGCAGGATAATTGCGACAAGTAGCGGATCTTGGGGAGGTGTGTCTCGCGTTCCCGACTCTATAATTTTCAGGTTTAATACAGAATATTCAGGATCCGTTTCTCAATCTATTTGGGCTATTGAAGATGGAACTAATAGAACTCGCGTTCTTTCTAACCTTGAACTGATTCATGCTCGCGGATTGACCGGGACAAGTTCCTACTCAGGTTCAACAGCATATGGAGTTCTTCGGTACACCCAAGCACAGTTATCAGGGTCAACCTATATATCCAGTTCGGTTCAGACAGGATTTCTTCCGATGTTTGATGATGACTCTTGGTCGGTGCATTTATACACCACTCAGAGCATTTTGGATTCTAATAAATCAGGCTCAATATATCTTTCTGTAAAGAAAGCAAGTGATTCTTTATACGGAAGGTTTAGCCATAGTGGAAGTGCCGTATGGAGTGGTTCTTTTAACGTAGCTGCCGCATGGGGAAGTTTATCGGGATCTGCAAACAGCCCACACTACATTATATTGGGTGGAACTACTGGAAGTAGAAGTACAAGGTTTGTTGGAAATATAGATGGTTACAAAGAATACTTTGAAACTATTGACGGAGACACGTTCAATGCTCATGTATTGAACCCGAGTTCATATGAGGGAACGAATGATACGAGTTCATTCCATACTTTGTTTAGATACTATCCTATCGGCATAGATCAGCAGAGATGGAATCATACTACTTATCTGCAAGTATCCAGTTCACATCCAAACAGGTTGGCAAGTTTTGATACAACTGCTTCCTTCAAAGGTTTTACCGGATTGCAGACAAATCAGTATGACAGTGCGAACGAGACGCACTATATATTCCCTGCATCTATTGGAGGAAATGTTCTCAGGAGTGAAAAAATCCGTCTTGAATCAGGTTATCTTGCGAGAGATTTAAGTCCGGTTGCCCGAGTAGAAAGAGGTGCATATGATAATGCTACTTTTGATACCAACCGATTGGCGATTGTATTTGCTCCGAACGATCAAGTGAATAACGACATATACAATCATTCAGGATATGTTGAACTTGATCAGTACATTGGTGATCCATCTAACGAATTTGAAGAATCGTATCCGGCACTTCGGTGGTACAGCAATTTATATTTCAGAAAATATCAACAACGATATAACATCAATGCTCTGATCAAACTTGTGGCATTGTATGATTATACGTTCTTTGAACAAGTTAAGCAGGTAATTCCTGCCCGGGCAGATGCAATCCTCGGAGTTCTTATAGAAGATGATTTGTTGGACAGGTCAAAGATTGTTGTAACTAAACGACCATCCATATCAAATCCTCAGTATGATATGAATGTTTCAGGTTTAACACCTTCACAGTCAGGCATCGTTCCTGTTTACGAAGGAAGTGCCAGTTTTGCTCCTGAAAAAACATCTCGGTACAAATATATAACAGGTTCAATTCAATTTCCGGTTGAAGTCATAGGAAGTAGTGTTCACCACACCGGAAGTAGAGGAAATCTGAAAGGTATAATTGATTGCGTTCCATACAGATATACAGGAAGTCAAGCACCTACGCAATCGGTTATAGATGACATTCCGCTGAATTGCTGCTATAAAAAAGTAATTTACCACTATTCGTCATCGGGACAGTTTTCAACCCACTATGAAAGGCAATGGTATACAGCGGTTTCAAAGTCATACGGATGGTATTACTCCAAGTCATTGGAATGTACTGGTTATCAATATAAAGAAGGATGCGCGGTTGAAAATAGATGGAGATTTGGTGGAACTCGATTGGAAGGTGCGGGAATAAATATCAATTCCGAAAACACAATTGATGGAGGCCCGGTCATATCTGTTTGGGAAGTCAATCAGAATACATTGGTCGTAGAAGATAGTCCACTCGGTGGAAAGTTGATTGTACGATAAAATATTATTTTGAGCATATTTATAGTAAACCACAAAAATAGGCGAAAAAAATGCCATATTCAATTGACAGAAAAAACAAGTGCGTTTACAAGAAAAATCCGGATGGAAGTCGCGGAAAGAAAGTTGGATGTACCAAAGGATCATTGAAAAAATATCTTGCCGCTTTGTATGTGAATGAAGAAGACTGTTGTAAACAAACATCAGGTTTAAGTAAAATCACAGAGCAGCGTATAAGATTAATTGTAAAGAACATTTTGTTCAAAAATATTAACCACTAAATTAAAATAGGTAAAACATGGGTTATATTTCAAATAATGGTGGTGTCGTAGTTGATGCTATTTTGACAACCCGAGGAAGAGAATACCTCTCCCGTGGAAGAAACGAGTTTAACATTACGCACTTTGCACTGGGCGATGACGAAGTTGATTACAGTCTATGGAACACGGATCATCCGCTTGGCACAAACTATTATGGTATTGTGATTGAGAATATGCCTATTACAGAAGCAGTTCCCGATCCTACTCAGAATCTGAAATACAAACTGGTTACTCTTCCAAGAAGAACTGTTCGTATTCCAAAAGTATCGGTAGCCCAAACTTCATTCACATTGAATCCGGGTCAGAGTGTCACAATCACTCCCCAAACAGTAAATTACACCGACGGAAACTCTACGTTTGGTTATACATTTATTTTGGCCGATAGTGATGTTTGTTCAGCGTACATTTCTGAAATTGCTCCGGGTCAGCAGTATGCCGGAACTGGAAATATCACTGCTGCTCCTTTATCTGAAAGTGAAATTGGACAGGCAGTTACATTGACAGGAAAGTCAATTACTCTTACTGCAAATATGCTTACATTGGCGGCTCGTTCAACAACTCTCACAATCATATGCAATGAAACTGGTGGCCGCGAGGTTGTTACCATCACTGTCAAGAAAGTTACTGTGAACACAACACCAAATGTTCCTCTCACTGGTAATCCTCCCATCACAATATAAATAAAAAAGGAAGACGATGGACTCTCAAATTTTAAAAAAATACATCAAATCAGTCGTTCTTAGCGAAATTTCAAAAAGCAAAAGAAACAAATTCCGTTTACACGAAATGGCTAAACAAGTTTTCACAATCGGTAATTTACAGGCATCTTTTGATGATATAAATTCAAAGGTATCAAATCAGCCATGGAGCGGTGGACGGGAATCATTCAAAAACCGAATATATGTGAAGAACACGGAAACTGGCGCTAAAATATTTTTTGATATGCACGGTAGTGTCGCCGACTATCAATCTAACAAGCCTACGGATATAAAAGGTGCATTGGCTGCATTTCTCAGAGATGCTCTATATGGATTCCAATTTAGTTCTCCGGAAGATCTTGCGGATGAACTTGGATATGATATGGTAGATGATAAATCCGAAGTCAAGCGAATTTATAAAGGTGTAACCGCAGCCGCAGCCAAAGCAGAAAAACTTGATTTATTGGAAGATGATGTTATTGATATGCTAAATGGTGAATTGAGCGATTATTAATTAAATCCGGATAAAAAATGGCATTTGTAAAGAAAAGTACATCTTCGGTAGTTTCAACTCAAAAAGTTGATGCGAGTCAGATAGGCAAATTGCAAGAGGCAGGATTTCAGGTAACTCCGGTTGCTACTGATACTTCTGTATTAGCAAATACATTGCCTACGACAAAGCAAGTTTTACCGGGCGTGGTATTGAGCGGAAATATAGATTCCGCAGGAAATTTTTTAATTACCGACCAGTTTAATGTTGTGCATGATGTGAAAGTCAAGCCAACAGTTGCAACTGCCGGAGATACTGGACTTTCTGCTCCTACGGGGGGTGATTTGCTACCATCAAACCCGTTTATTCAGGATTTTGCTCGACCAAACGGAGGAATGCCCGGTGGGCCTACTCCTAATGGCGGCGGTTCAAATGTTCCTCCTCCAATTAATTTGGGTTCAGGTAGAATTTACACAAGGTTTGATATTGGAGACATTGTTCCGAATCAGCAGGAAACTGTTACTCGCGCACTTTGGTCTAACAACGTAGGAAACTTGTTGACGTATTATACATCGTCTGCACAAAATTCAACATCCAAACGATACTATTACGAAATATTTAATAGTTCAAGTGGAGAGTGCGGAAGTGAACCTCAGTTTTCAGTAGCATACGGACATAAACAGGGATCGGGATCGGCAGATGAAGGTGGTCAAATTAACGACACGCCATCTCGTGCAATCTACGGTCAGTATAAGCAATTGTGCCTTGAACCCGGTGATGAAAGGTTTGTTATTGGTGGAAATGCTACCGATCAAATTTATGTTATCAACGTCAA